GATAACTATAACCTATCAATCGGACTCTCTGCCACTTGGTCAAGACCATTAGATAAAGAATTACAGCAGCAATGTAAAGATGCTGCGGCAGCAAACATCGCATATATGGAACAAAATACTGCAAATAAAAGATTAGATTTTGAGATTGCTAGATTAAAAAATTGTGGTGAGTTAATGAAAGCTGGTATTATGTTTCATCCACAGTCACCATATTACAGTGTATGTGCTGATGTAGTATTAGTAAATCCACCAGGTGTCGTTGCTCCTCATAATCATACAATTACACCAAATCCAAATCCAAGTAGTGATGCTAGTGTATTAAAAGAGATATCTATTGGAGGTAATTAATTCTTCTTTTTAAGAGGTGGTAGTCCTTTCTTTTCTCTATACTTATTTGTTCTTACCTCTGACATCGAAGGTCTCTTCACTTGTTTACCTAATTTCTTTTGTATCGTTGCCCATATCTTTTTAACAACAGGTCGTATAATTCTTATTAATATTGGTGTTGCAGCTGCACCTGCTGTTGCCACAACTGCAAGTGCGGTTACAGTTGATGCTTGATTGAGTGGTGGTAGATATTTTTCCAATGTTGTGGTAGGTTCATATAATGTCTCACAGGTTTTACCATCTTCAAGAAGTTGATGTCCGATAACTCTCTCATCACCTGACTGTGTAACATCACCAACTCTCAGTTGATTCGGACCAGGACAAGGTGTTTTTGTTTCGACTCCTAATTTACCAGTAGGAGGAATCTCCGGTGCTGGTGGATTAATTGGTGGGGGTGGTGTTGGTGCAGTGGGAATTACCTGTTCAGGTTCATAGTTCATCGCATCATATGATGGATACTCACCATTCGGACATAATATTGTAACTCCATTTGGATCATCATTTACCAAATCTCTATCTAATGGTAACCTTGATGAATCGATTTTATTATCTTTATGTGTCTCTACACAACCTGGTAATTCAACAATAGGAAAACCCAACTGTAAAGTTACAGGTGGGTGATTGTTTGGAATCACTGGTATCTTATATAACCAAGTTCTTCCTCCTATTTGTTGTACGCTGATATTTGGTATTTGTTCAATTGGTTCCATTAAAATTTAGGAAGCGGTGCAGAAGGAAGTGCAGGTCCTGTTGCATCTGGTAGTGCACTACCAACGATACCTGGTAGCATATCACCCATTTTACCAGAGACTGATTCGATTATTTTTGATTTGACACCATCAATAATGGCATCCTTTCTAATGAATACATAACCACCAAGTCCTACGACTGTAAGTGATACAACTCCGCTTGCAATAGCGATTCCGTTAATAATTTTTTGCATAGTTTTAACCTTCGTTTAAAGTTCCATTTGATCTACGTATCTCACGTAATGCTTCTAGATCCATGTTCTTGGTTCCACCATCATATGCGTGAGCATAACCTTCGGCGATCATCATTTCGTTGAGAGACAAGTCGGAGTCACCAATGTAACACCATCCCAATAACCTCCCGTACTTCCCGACACCGCCATCAAGCTCAGTACGGATGACGAGATCATCGTCGCCATCAATAGCACCTTCCAATTTTTCTTTAAGCCAGTTAGTAGCGTCGATTCCAAGTGCCTTCTCCTCTAAATTACGAGTCCTTTTTTCAGGAGTGTCAACTCCGGCAATACGAACTCTTTCTTTTTTATATAGATCGAATCCTAAATCTATTGTTACATCGATTGTATCTCCATCAACCACACGATTGATTTCGATGACTCGGAAGTTATAACAACTTTTCCGACTCGGTGGAGTCATTGCTCCCATTTTGTCTCTCCCAAAAATCTTCTAGTGCACTATTTATAGATGTTTTTGGATCAGTCATATTTTGTTCCATTATCTCTCTTCTTCTATTTCTTTCGTATATTCCATACATCTGCATCCACTGATCTGGGTTATATAAATCAACCTCACCATGCAACTCTTCACGATAAGTCACAATCTCTGCGTGTGCAGGTGGGTCAGTTACCGGTGCTGTACACCCTACTAATATTAATGGTATTGCAATATATTTAATCATTCGGAAAGAAGTGATCATATCTCATTATGTAGTATATCACAATACTAACAGAAATGAGAAGTATTACAATCATCCATACGATGCTCCAAACTACCATATTTAAAACTTTTTAAATAACTTATAAACTTTATGAGCATGTCTTAAATTTGTAACAAAAATTTCTTTACCTGTGGTCTTAATATATTTAAATGGTTCTTTCCTCAATCGTTTCCATCTTTTTGGAACTTCTTCAAATTCTTTTAAAGAATCAACCTCTTCACCAAGTACTTTCTTGGCAACCCAATCATTAAATTTCCAGTATTTCTTCCACATTATTTTGTAATCTCCACCTCAGATCTATCAGGAATAATATCCAAATCACCAACAAGACCACCTATAACAACAAAGGCAGTGAGCACAGCACCTGCACCCCATACCCATTTTTCAAGTGCTCTAATTCTTTCCCTCACATCTTCATTTAATTTAGTGATTCTCTCATCTGTTCTATCAATTCTTTTATGAATTAATT